AAAATATATCAACAATATAAGTGGATTATAAAGTGAGGAATAGATGGCACCCATAAACCCGAAACAAGGCAAGAATCCCGCAAATAGACAATCACAATTATTCAAATCTTTAACAAGATTGTTTTCGGGTCCAATTATTAATTATAGATCTCAGTCAGGTCGAAGAATTAGAAGGCAGCATTTAGATAAATTTTCTTCAAGATTTAGGTCTGCATCGGGACAGCAGTTTAAAAAAGCTCTATATAATCCTCTTGATCAAATTTCAACAAATGCAATCGCAAATCAACGCAGATCCGAACGTTATGTTGATTTTGATCAAATGGAATACATGCCCGAGATTGCATCCACGATGGATATTTATGCAGATGAGATGACAACTTATTCTGATCTTCGTCCGATGTTAAATATTAAATGTGCAAATGAAGAACTTAAAGCGGTATTAGCGGTTCTTTATGAAAACATTTTAAACGTGCAATATAATTTGTTTGGTTGGGCGCGCACAATGTGTAAGTATGGTGACTTCTTTTTGTATCTAGATATAGATGAAAAGTTTGGTATTAAATCGGTGATTGCCCTTCCTCCGACAGAAGTTGAAAGATTAGAGGGATTAGACACGACTAATCCAAACTATGTTCAATACCAATGGAATTCAGCCGGAATGACATTTGAAAATTGGCAAATTGCTCATTTCCGTATTTTAGGACATGATAAGTATGCCCCCTATGGAACGTCTATTTTAGAGCCAGCCCGGCGCATTTGGCGCCAGCTTACCCTTATGGAAGATGCCATGATGGCATATCGTGTTATTCGTTCTTCCGAAAGAAGGTTGTTTAAGATTGACGTTGGCGCCATCCCACCGCAAGAAGTAGAACAATATATGCAGAAGATTGTGACACAACTTAAGCGTCATTCGGTTGTCGATTCTGCAACGGGGCGTATTGATTTGCGTTATAACCCAATGTCTATTGAGGAGGATTATTTCATTCCAGTGCGCCCAGGTTCGACAACAGATGTTACAAATCTTGCCGGCGGCGCAAATACAACTGCTATTGATGACGTTAAATATCTTAGAGATAAATTATTTTCTGCTCTTAAAATTCCCCAATCTTATTTAACGATGGGAGAAGGCGGCGAAGAAGACAAAACAACTCTTGCACAAAAAGACGTTAGGTTTGCAAGAACAATTCAAAGACTTCAACGAGTTATTGTATCGGAACTTGAAAAAATTGGTATCATTCATCTCTATACTTTAGGTTTTCGAGGAGATGATTTATTGGCATTTGGTTTATCTTTAAATAATCCATCCAAAATTGCAGAGCTTCAAGAAATTGAGCACTGGAAACAAAAATTTGATATTGCCGGCTCAGCGACCGAAGGCTTTTTTTCCCGTCGTTGGGTAACAGAACATATCTTTGGGATGTCTCACGAAGAATTTATTCGTAATCAGCGTGAAATGTACTATGATCGTAAGCAAGACGCAGCACTTCAAGCTGTGGCTGAAGCAGCAGCAGCCGAAGGCGCGCCCAGTGGCATGGGCGGAGGCGATCTGGGAGGCGACCTGGGAGGCGATCTCGGAGGCGATCTCGGAGGCGGTGAAGAGCTTGGAGGCGCCGAGGAAATGCCAGCCGCCGAAGCGGGAGGCGGCGAAGAATCAGCCCTCCTGGCGGTACCCCCCGGATCCAGAGATTCTCCACGCCTTACTCCGGGATCAAAAGATAAAGTGTATTATCCAGTTAAAAGAGATCGTAGATCCGCCGGCGCCAGAACACGCTCTTATGCTTCTAAATTTTCAAGAGAGAAAAGCAGCTCTACAATAAGAAATATAGTGCCCGGAATACAAGATATTGGCTCAATTACAAAAATGAATGGATTGGCCACCGGTATTTATGAACAAGATGAGTCTATTTATAATTTGAGAGAGCAAACAGAAGAAGATAAGCTTTTTCAAATTAATGAGTCGATTCGCAATCTTTTAAAAGGTTTAGAAAATAATAAAAAATTAACAACGGAACAAGAAGATGAGAATAAAGCACAATAAAAAGAGAAACACCGCTTTTGTTTATGAAGCATTGATTGTTGAAGCAACAGTTGCGGTTTTAAAAAAAGATGTGCATAGGCAAAACAAAGCAATTGATATCATAAGGAAGCATTTTAATTCCAAGAGTGTTTTAAAAAAGGATTTAAACTGTTATCGTTCATTATATGAAAATCAAAATTTAAAAACCGATGTTTCAAAAAGAATCATAAGAGAAGCTAAGCTACAACAAAAATTATTAGATCCCGCGGGAGTCTTTGAAGCACAAACTCAGCTAATTCACGATATTAACAAAGACCTTAGTCCTTCTATTTTCAATAATTTTGTTCCAAACTATAAAACATTGGCCACTATTGCACAAATGTTTTCTGATAAAATTTCTCCTAAAAATCAAATTATTTTAGAGAATCAAATAATCACAAATATGACAAAGGCCAATAATGAAGTGGAGGAAATGTTCGTAGATAAAGCTCTTTATAATACCTTTGTTGGAAAATTCAACAACAAATATGAAGTTGAATTACTAACAGAGCAAAAAGAACTATTAACTCATTATATTTCTTCTTTCACTGATAATGCAGTTTCGCTTAAGATTTTTCTTAATGAAGAAATTTCTCGTCTTAAAATAAAGTTAGAAGAGGCAAGAAAAATTGAAGAAATCAGCGTAGACGAAAATATGCTGCATAAGACAAACACTATTATTGAAAGATTAGAAAGCTTTTCGAAAGAACCAATTAGCGACGAACTTCTTTTAACGATTCTTAAGACGCAGGCGCTTGTAAAGGAAATTTATACCGATGGCAATAATAATTAAAATTGGCCCAGGCGCCAATGATGCAAAAGTTCGTTTGGAGATGGATGTTCGAAAGAGCATGAATGGTGATTTAATGATTTTTGATCACGGTGACATTGATATTGTCCTTTCGGCTGCTAAAAATAAAGTTATTGCATTTCCAAAAGAAACAATGAATGACTTAGTTTATGGCGCCCAGAATAGATTGTTCGCCCATCTTCGCAAAAAGGGGCTGGTTATTCCTGAATCAATTCAGGCTGGATCTTTTTATGGCTCTTTTGAGGCGACGATGGAAAAGGCACTATCAGAAGAACTGAGTACTCCAAAAATGACGCTTATTAATATATCAAAATTTATTGACGAAGAGCGCCCATACTTCGAATCAACGGAAGCGATTGTTTCTATGTCAGATGATGAGTTAATGCACCCAGACAACGAAGACTCTACTGAGCTTGGAGATGTGCCACAAAGAGCACAGCAAGGATCTATTAGAAAGGGATACGTTCGCGATCCATATTCTCTGAATTATCTATATACATTTGAATAGGAGGCCTTAAAATGTCTGATGATATGAAATTAATAATGGAGAACTGGCGGCCGTATAGGTCCAATATCTTAAGCGAACAAGACGAAGGGCCCGAAACCGTGGGAGGGCTTCTTACTGTGATTGAGGCTCACACCAAGGCGCTTTCGGATCCGGTGAAGAAAGCTTTTTTGTTATTAGCGCAGGTGCTTAGTGATGTAGCGGGGTTTGTAGATGCGACGGACACACAATCCGACGCTGTTACTGATATGGCCGAATATGTAACTACTATCCTACAAACAGCGCTTGAAGACGGGGTGGTTTCTAAAGCATTCCTCAATGTTGCAACCAATATTCCATTCGGAGCGATCACAGAGTTTCTTAAACAGCCTGCAGTAGTAAAATATTTAGTAAGTAAGATCGGCGCGAAGGCCCTTAAAGAGGTAGTGGACACTCTAGTTCCTATGGCGAAATTAGCAACGGGAGCAATCAAAGGCGCCTGGGCTTTATTTAAGGCTGTCAAAAAAGGAAAAGAAATTTTCGCTAGCGCCAAAAGCCCTGAAAGCGCCTTCGCGGCTATTATGCAAGATGTCATGACAGCGCCAGACAACAAAGCGACCACGACGGGGTTTTTGAAAAAATTTAATGTTGATGATGAATGGCAAAAAATACTAGATGATAAAATAGAAATAAAATATATTGATTACAGTATTAAATTTTTAAAGGGGATAGATCCCAACACACGAATGGATGCTGTAGATTTTAATGCTCGTTTGGTAGACTGGTTAAAAGACAATTTTAAAGATCGCACAGTGTCTGCGCCGGGCGCTGCAGCATAATAGGGGATACCATGACAGAACTTTTAACATTTATATTGTGCGCCTACGGGCTCACGCAAATTCTTGTCTACGGCAAGCTTTTTTCGAGATTAAGGCCCAAGAAAGGCAAGCTCGGAGAACTAGCTAGCTGTCCTATGTGTATGGGATTTCATGTAGGATGGATTTTAATGCTACTTTCTCCGTTTACGGAACTATTTAGTTTTGATGTAACTGTGTTCAATTTCTTTCTTTTAGGAGGGTTATCCTCGGGCACATCATACATTTTAAATATGGTATTTGGAGACCACGGAGTAAAACATGAACACAAGTTGGACTAATAAATGGATGTTGCAGCCTGTCAGACGCTGCTGTAAAGGATCATAACTATGAAAATAACAAAAAAACAGCTTAATAATATTATTAATGAAGAAATCAATCTTATGATTGAAAACGGTGATCTTGACGAGGGCTTTCTGGATAGAATGAAGGCCCGCGGGTCGGGCGCCGCATCGAGAGCCGGCTCTGCTATGAAAGGTGCGGGTGAAAAATTCAAAGGTGGTGTTGCTGGAATGCGCGCCAAGGCGGGAGCCGCCCTGGCCGGCGGAGAAGCCGGCGAAACCGAACAAGGCAAAAAGGCGGCCGCCCTCAAACAACAGGCGGCTGCTACAGGAGCCGGCGCCAAGGAAAAGGCGCAAGCAAGAAAAATAATATCAATTGTTGATTCTCACCTAAAGAATTTTATGAAAGATTTGACGAAACTAGGAATCGATCTTGAAACTCCTGGGGTTAAAGGCTCTCTATCTTCACTAAAAAAAGCAGTGAGTGGATCTGTTGCAAAGAAAGCAGGACTCACAGAGAGCGATTTAAGGAAAAGATAACAGCATGGGCAAAAAGCTTTTACGAGAATACTATGAACTCTGTGAAGGAGGCGTTTGTCAAGATCTTTTAACCGAAGAGGAAAAGAGGTATGTAGCAAACGGCGGAATGATCCTGTCGGGAAAACTACAGGAAGCAGATATTCAAAATGGTAATGGCCGGGTTTATCCTCACTCAGTTTTAATGCGGGAGATGAAAAATTACGCAAAGCTTGTAAAAGAAAAAAGAGCCCTTGGTGAGCTTGATCATCCGGAAGATTCCGTTATTAATTTAAAGAATGCATCTCATATGATTACCGAAGTGTGGTGGGACAATAAGAGCGTTATGGGAAAAGTTAAGGTACTTAACACGCCATCAGGAAAGATCCTTCAAGAACTTGTGGGCGATGGCGTTAAACTTGGTATTTCATCACGAGGCATGGGCTCTGTTACAGAAAGCGCCGGCCAAACAGTTGTTGAGGACGACTTTCAATTAATCTGCTTTGATTTTGTCTCCGAGCCATCTACTCCAAATGCATTTATGATGCAAGAGGCAAAGAATTTTAACAACAAAGTGTTTACAAGAGCAGACAGAATCAATAGATTATTAAACGAGGTTTTAGAAAATGACTAACAAGTGGTCAAGTTTTGGCGATGATCAAAAAATCATGAATGATTGGAAAGATTATATAGACGGTAATGACATTAATGGGCGTGGATGGTATGGCCTCGTTAGAGAAGAATTTAAGAAGCTCGCATTAGAAAGCGGCGACACATATCTATTAGAAGAAGGCATTTGGGAAAAAGCAAAATATTATATGGGCAAGCTTGGTTCCCTTGAAAAGGGCGGTAAGTTCTTTGGCAGCCGCAAAGCACATAAGGCAGCTCGCGAAAAGATTCAGCAAGCTATGGATAACGCCTCCAATAAAGCTATTAAGCAGTTAGATAGCTTACTTCGCGAGACTTATCCTAAGTTTCCCAACATGGAAACGCAAGAAGATTGGGTTGCGGCACTGTTAAATATTGGCGCCGTTTATGATTCTTTAGTAGAATCGTCAGAAAAATGGAATGCCGAAGATCCCACTAAAGAAGGCGCCCTCGATTGTAAGTCTGCTAATGTGCTTATTAAATTGTTGCGAGACTATACGCGTCATCAATTAGATTATGAGTTAGCTGATATTTATAAGCACTTTAAAGAAAGTGTTGACAATAAGAATGGAAATTTTTTAAATGAACAGGAGCGAGGCACCTTAAAACATGGCGCAGATTCAGCCGAAGACTTTATGGCGAGATCTAAGCGTGGCGGCAAAGATATCGCTTATTCTAAGCGTGGCAAGATGGCAGGTAGAGAGGAAACCGAATCAACAACCATTGCTGGACTGAAGTCCAATTTGCTTCCTCTTCTCCTCGCAGCCGGCGGAGCAGCTTCTATTGCCGGCGGAACCCTCTTTGGCTCAGATTGGTTTCAGAGTATGTTCAAAACCGCCGGCTCACCTCCCGAATTCGCGAAGGAGGTAACGAAGCACATGCAAGATACGGGTCTCTTCAAGCCCGATTCGGTCACCAATCATGTTGGACAGATAGTCCAAGATCAGCCTTACGGTCCTGATGCTACGCTTGACGATCTCATGAATGGAATTAATCAATTTCAAAGTGCGGATGGATCGGTACAGGGCCTAGATGCGGTATCTCAGCTAGCTAGCACTGGTGACGCAAGCGCCTTCACCGAAACGTTTAACGCAGCCATCACGGCTGCAGACGGTAGCTCTATCCCCGGCAGCACACCTCTCCAAAATATATTTGGAATGACGCAAGGGGGCCTTAATCCAGAGCTGGTAACTCAAGCCGGCGGCCCTGGTATGCATACTAATTTACAGATTCAGATTCCTATAAAGATAGCCAAGATCATTACCAAAAGCGTCGTTAAAAAAGCCGCTGTCACGGGGGGCATCTCCGCCGCCGGCGGCATGTTTGCTGCCGCGGGCCCTCTACTTTCTACTCTTGGTATCGGATTAGTCGCTTCGGCTGCTGCAGTTAAACTTGTTCGAATTAAAGGTATGAAATCATCTCGCGCACAAATGCTCAATGATCTATTACAAGAAATGGTAGATGTGCCGTGCGAAGATGAGCCCGAACCCGAAGAGGAATGTCTGCCACCACGGTCCTGGAATGACGAGACGCCGCGCAAGTGCGTTTGTCCTGACGATTTGTCATGGGACCTCGACAAAGAGGAATGTATTGAACCCCTAGTTGATCCGTGCCCAGATCCAGATGAGTGCTGGGATGAAGAAAAGCAGGATTGCGTTCCGTGTAAAGAAGTGGATCCCGATAAGATATCAGTGCTAAGTTTAATTAGACTAGATGATGATGGGCTTAAATTCTACAAGAGCAGAACAACAAGAGATGGTGGCAAACGTGGCCCGCAGAAAGATATGTTCCAGAAAGCGCAAGATCAAGGAATTACAGGTAGAGGCGGTGATCCGGATCCGGAAAAATTAAGCAAAGCTTTTAATGGAGTGAAAGGCCGCCGGCAACCAGTAGAAACCATGTCGTTAGCACAGTTGGCTAAAATAGTTAAAGGTAAATCAGACAAATCGCGACCCCTTGAGGCTTATTTAACTGTAGATGCCAGCGTTTATCAAAATACTGTTCGTGCTCTTAAAAAAGCAGGATACATTAAGTCCGGAGTGCGCAATAAAAGACCACCAGCCGCTCTTAAAAAGGCTATTCGTAGTACTATTATACAGGCTTTGAGAAGAATTGTTGGAGTTAGTAAAAAGAATCCCTCTGATAGTTTGTCAAAACTATCTACGGGACAAGCTCAAAATATTATAGTCAGGAATTTTAAGAACGCTGATCTTCTTAAACCAATAGAAAAGGGTGATGAGGGCGCTAAGGCGATTCTTGATGTTTTAAGTGATTTTGGCTTGGTCCGCGGAGCAGTCGCTGAGAGTCGACGCAAGCCCCGCAAGAGCTACAAGAAGAAAACGATTGCCGAAAGCAGACGCAAGCCCTGCAAAAGTTGTAAGAAGAAGAAAGTACTCCGAGAAGCTAAGCAACCAGATCCGTGGGATGCTATTCGTGCTCGCATGAAAGAACTTTCGGGAATCAAATGAAAAAAAACGATCTAAAGGCTCTGATTAAGCCTCTTGTTAAAGAGTGCATTCATGAAGTCCTTCTAGAAGAAGGCCTTCTATCAAATGTTGTTGCGGAAGTTGCAAGAGGCATGCAGGGAAATCTTGTTGTTGAGACACAACAAAAACAAACCAATCATCTAGTTAATGAAAGCTTGCAAATGAAACACAAGTCACATGAAGCGAGAACTAAATTGAAAGCTCACCGTGCAAAATTGATGGATTCGATTAATACCGATGCCTATAATGGAGTTAATCTATTTGAAGGCACCGAGCCAATGAATAGTCATGAAGCTGCCGAATCGCGAGCCGGCTCCACTGATCTTGGGCACCCCAGTGACGCCGGCGTTGATATTTCGTCGTTGATGGGCGATGCATCCAAGATTTGGAAGGCAATGAAATAGGTAAAAAATGAGCAGAACAGCAAATGTAACAGTAACAGCGCGAGAATGTCGAGGCAACAACGAAAAGATGATTCGTAAGTTCTCTAAGAAAGTTAAGAAAGAGCGAATTATAGAGCAGGTTAAAGACAGAAGAAGATATAAAAAACCATCAGTCGTGAAGAAAGAAAAACGCCGAAGAGCTGCCAGAAATAGGCAGAGAGAACAACTAAAAAAACAAAGAGCACAAGAAAGACGCAATAGAAGAAATTAACGACTATTTATATTGAATAGCTTATTTTAGGAGTTGTAAATGGCAAAAGAATCATGGAATTTATCAGCAGGACTTAACCACGTAGGTTCTTATCAGGTTAGCGGCAGGCCTTTCGCCACCGCATCTGTTGTGGTGCCGGCTAGTGGCAGCGGCGCCGGTGATGACGAAGGGATATCTGCAGCTACAATGGCAATCCGGTTCCCAGCCGTTACAAAATGGTTTGAGATTAGGGTATCAGGATCGGGTCATGTGCACACTGAGCGCTCTGTTCGTGTCGGATTTAGTGCTATGGGCTTATCAGATCCAGTTGTGAATAGCGGAGTTGTAGCAAGAGGTGGTAACTATTTTCATCTACCTTACGACGCAAGTGGCTCTTA